TCGATGGTGTCCGCTGCTTCCTCTGCCCTGCCTGCTGCAGCTTCCGCCCGATCGGCACCATCAATGATGGCGTTAAGCTCTTTCAAGACCGTCTCACTCTGGATGGTGTCGGCATCCATGGCAGCCCTTTCGACCTGCAGAATAAAGTTTAGTGTTGCAAGCCTCTTCCCGCTGTTTGTAAGCACCACTTCAAAGACGTTCCGCCCAGCACATGCGGTCATCTGTACATTGCCAGTTACCGTGACGGTATTGTCATTGATAGTTGCGTCAGCAGAATATCCATTGCCATCGGTTTTGGTGCCCATGACTTCAGCTGTTGTTCCAGACGGTACAGTAAAAGTCCCTTCAGAGGTATAAAGGGTAAACACCAACTGGAAATCGTCATCATACTGACTTAAATTGATTATCTGCGGAATCCCCGCAGCATAAACATTCAAGTTCCTTTCAATAGTTAACATTTAATCACTCCTTTATACCCTCCACCACCTCGGGGTAAGTTCAATTTTAGTTACTCCGGTCAAAGCAAAGTTATTGGTTCCGGGTCTTAAAGTCGGAAAGTCATTTTCGCTGAACGAAACCAGACTGTTGCAGTTGACCGCATTACAGAAGCAGTCCATCATATCACAGTCAATGTCGATATACGGATTGGAATGTGATGCGATAGTTACGGTCATGTCATTAATACCTATCGTACCGCTCCCATAAGCCCTAATTAGGGGCATAGAATCAAATTTAGTTGGATTGTAGATAGATTGGCTACCCGTCACTGTAATGACCTCTAAACCGCTTCTAAGCCATCTCTGAGGCATGCAGTCAAAGACTATATCAAACTCTCCTGCGTGGTTTCCTGCCAGAACATCAGCAGATAGACCACCTTTATATACCGCTAAACGGTATTCATCGGGGTGGTAAGAGTCCATCAGTATCTGGTAGCCAATCTGGGACAACAGGACAGACCTTAAAGCCATCATGTTTTCCCTAAAATCAGCATACATGAAAGCAGGATAGGTCAGTTCGACATTTTCAAGACGATGCTCAAGCCCCAAATAAGCCCCATCACGGCCCGGAACCTCAATAGCTTCATAAGCCCTTGTTGGTGCGTCAAACGTCCCTGTCCCGCTGATATACACGCCATAATCACGGCTATCGACATCACCAAAGATAAAGTAGTTACGCATAAACCCTGTCCTCCTGCTTTTGCCACTGAACAAACTTGTTCTGTACAGCCTGGGCTAGTGCATCAATTGACTGACCTTCGGAACCGTAGACGTTGACTGTATAAATGCGGTCACCGCTCATCTGCCTTAACTTGGCTTCCGACAGGACAACTTCACCGCCGTGACCATCGCCAAATCCTTTCAAGCCAGAAGGTGTCTGCAGCACTGTAGGCCGTGTAAACATAATCGGGTTGTCGTAAGCTTTTTTATACCAAGATATACCAAAATGTGGCACGCTTGGCGGATTCAGACTGAAGTGTCCGTAAATGTACGGATGTGGCAGCCTTAAATGTGGCAAGGACCAGCTAAAGTTAAACTTCGACTTAATTGCGGAGATCACATCAGAAACCTTGTTTCTGGCTGCATCCATCTTATCTGATATAGACCTTTTTATAGCGTCAAACTTTGATGCAACTGTTGATTGTGCAGATGACAGCTTTGAGCTGATATCACTTTTAATAGAATTAAACTTTGACGCAACCGTTGACTGCGCTGAAGACAATTTTGAATTGATATCAGTCTTGACCGCTTCAAAAGCGGTGGAAACTTTTGTTTTGATGTCATCTGCACTGTTCTGTGCTTTTGCCTTGATGCCTTCCCACTTGTTAGAAGCAACCTCTTTTGCAGTTTGCAACTTGTCCGATATGCCTGTTTTTATTTCATCAAATTTCTTTACGACATTTTCTTTCAGTTCAATCGCTTTAGCTTTGATCGTATCCCAGTTCTTATACAGCAGAAGGCCAGCCGTTACAGCTCCGGCAAATATTGCTATGACTGGACCGACCGCAGCAACAACAGCACCCAACGCGCCAACCAAAACAGGCCCGGCTGTTATCAACGAACCAACCGCACCCAAGATTGACCCCAACACCACCAAAACAGGCCCGATCGCAGCAGCTACAAGGGCAAACTGTACAACCGCCTCCTGTTGTTCCGGTGTAAGACTTTCCCACTTATCTTTAAGCTCCTGGACAACATCACGGATTGTTCCCAGTGCTTCAGCAAGCATCGGGGCACCGGCCTCTGCAATCTCAAAACCAATATCTTTAATCTCGTTCATCGCAGTTGTCAGTTCGTCCATTGGGTCTTGCGTTTCTTCGTAAGTCTGGGTAACCAAACCCGAATATTCTTCAAGGGAACCGCCAAGTGACTCAAAGTCAAGCTGTCCGTTTCTGACATATTTTGCAATAGCTGCACCTGATTTGGAGCCGAAGATTTCTGTTGCAAGCTGTGCTGCTTCTGTATCAGACTTTGCTCCCTTCAGCTTTTCCTGCATGTCAGCAAGGGCCTCGTTCATCGGTATGCCTTCTTTTGTGGCATTCTTGAGAGCTGCTTTAAGGCCGGCCAATGTTGTCTGAGAATCAACGCCATTTTTATCAAGTTCAGCGAGGAACATGACAGAATCTTCAAGGCCGAACCCCATTTCCTGCAGGGCAACCGCATTTTTCTTTACAGATTCAGCAAGGCTTTCGATCGGTATGCCAGTTTGCTGTCCGGCTGCGGTAAATAGGTCAAGGACCTGTGAAGCCTTTTCTGTGTCTGTGTTAAACGCAGCCATTGCAGACTGAATCGTATCAATAGAGTTATTGACATCAGTGTCATTGATCTCGGCGAACCTCAGAAAATCCTCTGAAAGGCCCTTCAGTGCATCGCCAGTCAGACCAAATCGTGTGTTGACCTCACCAATGGCAGTACCTGCAGATTCGAAAGATACAGGCATTGTTGTTGCTATCTCTCTAACCTGTGACTGCATCTCTGCAAGTGCGTCACCAGTGGCACCGGTCTTTTTAGTCACAGTGTCTAAGGCTTCATCAACCTCTTTCCATGCTGCGACAGACCCGGCACCAACAGCAACAATAGGCCCAGTTACGTATTTTGTTAAACCTTCACCGACTTTTTTGATTTTATCGCCGGTAGATTTTAAGTTATCTCCAACAGCTTTTAACTTTTGCTGGGCAACCGAACCAAAATCTTTATATTCATTTTCAAGACTTTTTAAATCTTGTTCTGTAGAAGCAATCTCACGTTGCAGTGCATCCCATTCTGCAGTACCTTTTCCTACCTGCCCCTGTGCTTCCTTCAGCTTGTCCAAACGCTCTTTCGTTAATTTGATAGCTTCGGAAAGATTTTTCTGCTTCTGTCTTAAAAGTTCGGTGTTCCCTGGGTCAAGCTTCAGAAGCTTATTTACATCTTTAAGATTTCGCTGTGTCGATGACAGCTGTTTATCAACGCCCTTTAGAGCGTCATTTAATTTAGTGGTATCTGCACCAATCTCAATTGTGATACCTTTTATACGAGAACCGCTAGCCATCTTTCACCACCTAGAATTTATCAAAATCAGCCTGGGTCGCAAGCTGTTTATATTTAAAGTTATCATTCCCGGCTTCCGTCAGAATGTCATAGACCTGCCATATATCAAGAAAGTCCAGATCGGCTATTGTTAAGCCAATCTGGACCGCTCTTAGCAAATATAAGGCTGTTGTTACTGGTCTTTCTGTGGGCCGGGCTTTCCTTTTGGGCTTACTACGGTTTTCGTTGATTCAAAAGCAAATGATACGATATCGTTTGACGCTTCAATCAGATCGCCATTGCTAAACTTGTCAAGGAAATCAATGAAGTCATCAAAGTTAAGGGTTCCCATATCCCTCTTTGTTGCGGATGCATTTGCAATGTAGAGAATCTTTCCACCCATCTCAAAGACCCTGTTTAAATCAAGGTCTTTGCCAACGAAACCCATAAAATCCTCATGAAATACCTGCTGATAGCGATATGGCAAGGCTGCTGTAATGTTTGCAGGTACCTCTACATCTCCGACTTTAAAAACCTTATACATTTTAAGCCCCCGTCTTTTTACGGCTTTGCAGCTGTTGGAAGTGTGACGGTTTCAAAGAAGGTGTCATATTTGGAATCACCTTCATAGCATCTGGCCTTCACAACATCCTTGTCAAGTGCTGCAATATGAATAGCACCTGCAGTAAACTGCAGTGACTCAGTTGCAGGTGTGATCTCTTCAGCTTCTGTGGTCTGTCCTGCGACGCTCGGTCTTGTGGCTGTACACTTGTACAGGACATGCCTTGTGTTGTTGACATCGCCCTCAAACTGGAACAGGAAAGCAAAGTAGTTTGACGTTCCTGTGACTTCCTCAACGTGCAGGTCATTGGTGTCAACATATTCACCAAGCGCATACTCTCTGAAACCATCCGGCACTAATGCAGATTCAAAATCGCCCTGGTAGCCGTTGTTTGCTGCTGCTGTCCAGTAGTCCATATTGTCAGCCCTAAAGATGGTTACACCGCCCTGGGCATCCATAGAAAGGCTCACAGAACCGGGCCACGCCTCCGGGGTCTCATATGTGGCAGTGCCATCGGCTGCAACAGTGCATTTTGCCCAGTGGGCATTTTTAAGGCCATATTTAATCTTGTTCGGCATAAATAACAACCTCCATTGTGTATGTATGCATATACATTTTTTCATCGTCAAGATAGCCCTCTTCATCCCTGTAGGTCAGACAGTAGGTTTCAAGGACTTTTTCAAGCCTTTCTTCAAGGTCAAAGTCTTTATTGTCTGTATAGAGTTCTATCTGTAGTCTTTTAATCTTCTGATAGTTCTTGTTGTCCGCAAAAACGTCATCATTATCGGGGTAGATGTAGCAAATAAAAGGCGGTGCGATGGGTTTTTTTCGCTCGTTAAAATGGTCATATGCGAAAGGCAAATCAACCGCCTTGATCATTTCAGCGACATCCCTATAGGTCAAAGCCATATGTTCACCTCAACATTGTTTCAAGTTGCTTTTCAAAACTTTCAGAGATTTCGGCTTCAACAGGCTCGATGTGGACATCCGGGGCAGTCCGTCCGTAGGTTCTGCCCGTGCCGTTTCGGATGACATGACCATGCTCAAGCAGATGAGCAAGGCCCGGCTTTGCTTTGTTGTAGATAACAGCTGATACAGCCATCCGTCCACGTTCGACTTTGGCAGTCCATCCACCTGCATATTTACCGCTCTTTCTTGGTGACACCTTTTTGAGTTCTTTTGCACCAGTCCGTGCAATCTTCTTGATACACTCTTCACTTGCTCTATCAACCTCATCGGCGTATTCAGCAAGGACTTTGTTCAGCTGTTCCCGAAAGTCCATTTATGCCACCTTTTCTCTCTGCGTACAGTTCAAGCCTGTCATTGCGTGTAAGATACGTTCTATAGATGGCGTATGCCTGGTCATGATATATCAACGCTTCCTCGCCGTTGTAATCGCCAAAGAATACGGTAAAACGAAACTCCGGCTTTAGGCCATTTCTGCCCCCTTCGAAAAATTCCGATGCGGTGACAGAGTTGACTTGGCAGAGGATGTCACGCCGGGTCTGTTCCGCACGGCATACGCCATATTCATCTTGAACCTCTTTCATCCCTACAAGGGTGATTACATCTGATCTATCCATGTGGTGTACCCCGTACATGTTGAAAGCTGGGCTTTCTGCTCATCATAAGATGCCTTTAATCTGTCATAGTCTTCGGGTTCTCCAAAATGCAATCTGGTGTAAGTTATAGCTGCCTGTTTGACCAGTGTATCAGCATCTGTCGGAACAACAACACCTGCAACACCCATATCTTTCAAACCTGCGTCAAGCAAGTCTAAAATCTGCTCATCATAAGCAGTTGTATTTATTCTAAGGGCAAGCCGTGCGGATGCTAACATGTCACTTGCTGTCATTACTTACACCCCCTCAATCACAGAAATGATATCCGCTTTTTTCATCGAACCAGAAACCCCGGTCACCCCATTTTCTTCAGCATAGTTTAAAAGCTGTGCCTTTGTCATTGAGGTAAGGACCGGGGCAGCGTTGTTCTGGTCGGGTGTTATTCCCCCAGGATACGGGCAAGCATCTTAGGACCTACAACTTCAATAGCTGCATAGAGTCTGCCAACGATCTTGACCATGTCATGCTCTGCAAGGGAAAGGTCATCAAACTTAAATGTCACGGCATCACCCTCCGGCAGGTTAGCCTGTACGCCGGACAGGTCACCAACGATCGCACCTGTGACACCGTCTTTCTGGATGACTGTGAGACCTGCAAACGGGTCATAGTTAAACTGACCTGCAAGGACAGCCTTTCTAACTGTTGCAATTGTTGCACCAGATGCGATGATTACATTGTTTCTTGCACCATCGCCAAGTGCTGCGAGGGCATCAATGATAGTTCCGGCAGCGACTGCACCAGAAATACGGGCAACGCCTACGGAATCATCATCAGATGCAGCCGGGGCAGCAACGATCTTTGCGATGACAATATCAGCAGCTTTCTGGATAATCTTGTAGGTAAGTTCATCGTAGATGTATGCAAGGAAGTCCGTTGCACCCAGGGCAAGCACCTCATCAGAAACGGTAATCCATTTCTTGATCATAGCCGGGACCATCTCAACGATACCAAGGGTCAGCACCTCTTCAGCCGGGCCAGTCATATCGCCTTCAGTGTGGACTGCAGCAGCTGTTGCGGAAAGCTCAAAGCCTACACGCAGATTGCCCTTGACATAGGTCTTTGCAACCCTTCTGAAAATCTCGTCATTCTCCCAGGCGTTTCTGATTCTGCCTTCAACGAAATCCGGGACCGGGACAGTGCCGTTGACGTTCTCGGTCAGCAGGGCACGGCACTCTTCATCTTTGCCTGTCTTGATATATTTTGCAAATGCTTCAATGTATTCCTGGGAATTTCTGATCTCTTTGGTTGTAGGCATGGTTCTCTCTTCCTCTCTCTCGATAGTCTGTCCGGCACCATTGGCAACGGCACGTCTGAGTTCTGCTTTCTTGGCCTCTTCGGCCTTTCTGGTCTCAAGTTCCTCGTTGATGGCTCTGACTTCTGCTTCAAGGGCATCAAGGTCAGCACCGTCTGCCTCGATCTCTGTTGCAATTGCGCTTCTGCGCTCGATAAGTTCATTGGTGGTCATGTTTTTGATTTCCATGAGTTATACCTCCGTTAAAATCTTGATAAGTTTCTTCTGCCTTTCGCGTTTTTCGCGTTCAAGACACTCCTTCTTGAGTTCCTCGATAACTCCATCGCAGTAACTTCTGGCAGATATAGAAGTAGCATCGTTAGCCGGGAGGCTAACGGCACTAACATCATACAGTTTTGAAATTTTGGTAATTGTCCGAAGAACAGTGATAACAGATGTTCCTGCCTCTTCGTTGCGCTCCTCGGTCTGCTCTCTTTTGTCTTCCTTGACTCTGAAGCCAAAAGACATCTTGTCGGTATAGCCTCCCTCGATCTCCTCAAAGAGCTGCCGACCAATCTCTGTACCGCCTAGGTTTGCCCGGATATGCAGCCCGGTATCATCTGTTTTTAGTTCAAGTGTGCCGTTGGTATTTCTGGCAAACACCCGGCCTTCATAGTTGTACTGCATGATAACATCAGACATATCAGCATCATCAAAAGCCTTGCTGTCAATCTGCTCCATGAAGATATATGTTCGACCGCCCCAGGCATCACGCCACAGTTCATAAGGCTGACCAAAGGTTGTTGCATATCCCTCAACGATCTTTTCACCGTCTTCACTAGTTCGGCGTTCAAACCTTGACACATCAAAGTTTCGATACTGTCGGCCTTCATCAATTTTGTTCTGTACTGGCTTCATTTCCATTCACCTCACTGTTGATTTTTTCACCCGTCATCAAATCATAGAATTCACCACGGACCGGGACAGCTTTGCCTTTGCCATCCGGGAGAGGTGGCATGTTCCAAACCTCTCTGATCTCATCGACCATTGCAAGACCATGGTCAGCCCATGCGGTTGTAACTGCAACCTTATCTGCATTTGACATGTACTGCAGTCTGTTAGCTGTTGCCATGACCATGTTGCCCTGTGACTGCTCTCTGAAGGTAAAGAGCATCCTTGTCATCACTTCAGAAAACTGAACGGCAAAAGGCTCTATTGCACCCTCATAGAAAGCAGACCATGCATCACCGTAGGCTTTGTTTTGCAGAATGTCCTCATTTACCCCAAAGTAGTTATAGACATTGTCCTTGATGACCTTCATCTGATCGGCATCAATAACCCATGGTTTGACATCAACCTGCTTTATTTCGTTGTAGGTGTTCGGGAAAAGCAGAAGCCCGCCACCCTTTGCATCTTTTGAGAAGTTTTCTTCTGTGAATCTCTGACGTTCCTTCTTTAGGTCTTCAGCTTTGGCAAAATTGGTCAGCTTTGCCATAAAGCGATAGGTCGCTGCAGACTTGACACCTTCCTCGATGCCTTGATTCTGAATGTTGATGAGTTCCATGGTCTGGTGTAGAGCCTCGTTGGTCTCACCGAAGAAATCACTCCTGTACTGGTGCCTTGTCATGATTCCGCACCAATTAAGCTCAATAGCGCACCGCTCACCATAACTAAACTCATATCTAAGGTACGGCACGCCGTCATATTGGGCTATTTCGCACTTGCTTGGCAGCGGTGCATAGATTCCACTTATCTCTCCATACTGGTCAAATACGGGCACAATAAAGGCTGTGTTGTGTACGTCAAGAATGGTTGACAGTCGATACAGAAACTGACTCCATGTATGAAACTCGTTAGGGCCTTTTGCGAGTTTATTTTGCAGTGCAGGTTTTGCACTTCCCATAACTTCAACTTTCAGCTTGCTGATATTTGTTGCCCTGGCGTCAATCGCCGATCTGATTAACTCGGATTCATACACACCGCCCCGAAAACTCGTAAAGGTGGGCTGATATCCATCAAGCATTTTAAACAAACCTTCATAAGCTTTTTCAGATGGCTGTTTTCTGCCACCGAATAGCTTGTCAAATAAAGACATCTTATCTCACCTCACTCATTTCTTAATTGCTCACCGATTTCGGCAAAGTGTTTCTGTCTGACGGTCATTGCATCCAAAAGGGCTGCTGTGCCGTCAATGTGTCTGTACTGGTTAATCTTGATAAGCTTGCCCCGGCCTCTTTCATTTGACATCTTGATAGCCGAATCAAGCAGATGCATCTTTAAAAGGTCATTGTCTCCAATGCGGATTTTTCCATCTTCCAGAAGTCCCTGTGTCTCTTGAATGACAGGATATAGATTTTCGCCTTGGAATACGTCATCGACTTGAAACCCGTAGGCTTTAAGGTCCTGTATTAGATATTGTGCGCTGTATCGGTCATAGCCAATCTGCAGCGGATAAATCTGATATTCCTCAACCAGACTGACAAACCAGTTGTAACAGTCATGATAGTCAACGTAGTTGTCCCCAGATGGAGAAAGCAGACCACGCTGAATATAAATGTTATAGGGCACCCCGTCCCTCTGTATGGCTTCATCTATCTTTTCTGCCGGGAGCCAGAAATGCGCTATGGCATATAGTTCGCCTTGCTTCTCGATAATGGCAACCGCTGCAGTAAGGTCTCTTGTCTGGGACAGGTCAAGACCTGCGATACAGTAAGAATCTCTGAAGTCTTCCAAATCCAGATGTTCACCGCATGCTTTATTTACTACCTGTGCCGGA